AAAGCTGTTGAATATGGCGAAAAAAGAAAAAACTGCAAACACCCAAGAGAACAAAGAAGCTACATTGGTAAAAATCTTTTAAGATGCAATGTCTGTGGTTTAGAATTTTCGTAGCATTGATGCTAACTTGTCGCTAACCTCTATAAAAGTATTACTTATTTATGTCAAAGCCTATAAAATATACAAAATCTAAAGTAGTAAAACTTACAGAAGTTCAATATCAAACTTTAAAAAAGTTAGAAAATTATAATGTTAGAGTTTGCGACTTTATTCGTGATTCAATTTCTGAAAAACTACAAAGAGAAGGTCACCAAATTACAAAAAAAATTAAAAAATGTCCTTTTAGTGGATTACCTATTTAACTATGATAGCAGAATTATTAAAAAGAGCTTACTTTGAAATTCACGATAGGATTTACAATTACAAAGTTGTAAAAGAAAATCCATCTGATTGGGTTGAAAAAAATGTTTATTTAACTGGGGATTTATCAAGGTATCAAGGTTATTTGAAATACGAATTAACTCCTTATTCAAGGGAGTTAATAGATAATTTGAGTAGTTCAAGTGCAGTTGAAATGATGGCTGTAATGAAGTGCGCTCAAAGTGGTATTTCAAAATCGGTTATTTATTCTGGAATTTGTTATATTATTTCAGAAACTCCTGCGCCTATATTGTTTACTGCAGCTGATGTTGAGTTAGCAAAATTATCTGTAAGAACTTCGCTTGATCCTATGTTAGAATTATCTGGAGTTTCAAAATTAATACGACCAAATGTAATTAAGAAAAAAAACCAACGTAGTGGGGACACTGATTTTTCAAAAGAGTTTAGTGGCGGTTCTTTAATTGCGTTGGGTGTTAACAATCCTAATAAGTGGCGACAATATTCTGTAAAATATATTTTTGCTGATGACTGGGAGGCTGCTCCACGTTCAGATAAAAAAGAAGGTAGTGTTCGTTCACTTATGGAAAATAGAGCTACTTCATTTGGAACTACTAAAAAGCTTTTTTATATTTCAACTCCAGCGATTAAACAAACATCAAACATTGAAGAGGTTTATAATTTAGGAGACCAAAGAAAATGGCATTGGGAATGCCCACATTGTAAAACTTATATTCCAATGGAATGGCAAATTAAAAAAGAAGATGGCGGATATTCTGGAATAAAATGGGAACTTGATGAACGTGGTGAACTAATAAAAGAATCGGTACACTATGAATGTCAAAATTGTAATGGTAAGATTTATGAAAAGGAAAAGCCAATTTTAAATAATTCTGGAATGTGGATACCAACTGCAACTCCAAAACGTGAAAACTTTCGAAGTTATCAATTAAATGGTTTGGTAATTCCGCCTGGATTTACTTCATGGGTGGATTTAGTTTATCAATGGTTAGATGCGTGTCCGCCAAATGATGTTGTTGATGAAGATAAATTAAAAGCTTTTGTTAACACTCGATTAGGTCAAACGTGGGAAGAAAAAGGAACTACGCCACGTGTTACAGAATTAATGCAAAACACTCGAAGTTATGAAGTTGGAATTGTTCCAGACCAAACAATTGACAAAGATGGCAACGGAAAAGTTATTATGATTTCTTTGGCTTGCGATTTGGGTGGGGTTATGGAACAACATAATGAAGATGTACGTTTGGACTGGGAAATTATAGCCCACACTTCAACTGGGGTTACATATTCAATCAATCATGGTTCGATAGGTACTTTTAAGAGGTCAAGAAAAAAAAGCCGTTCAGAGCGTGAAAATGATACTGAACGAGTTAAGTGGACTTATTCACATGGAATGCCAAATAGTGTTTGGGGTAAATTAAAAGAAGTTATCGAAGCTAATTTAATTGGGCAAAGTGGTGATGCTTATAACATAGATGTAACGGTTATTGATACGGGGCATTTTACAAGATTAGCGTATGAGTTTATTGATTCAGAAAATAACCCGTTTATCGTTGGAATTAAAGGTTATGCCGAAGATGAATATCGAAGATTGACAAAAGACACTCCGATTATTATGCGTTCACGTGAAAGACAAAAATTGTACATATTACAAGTAAATCAATTGAAAGATATTTTAGCCTCAAATATGAAATTACGTGTCGGAATGGACGGTTACCAACCAAGTGGATTTATGAATTTTCCACAACCAGAAAATGGAAAATATACCATGCGTAATTACTTTGAACATTATGAGGGTGAACATCGAACCGAAGTTAAAAAAGGTGATACTGTAATTGGTTACCAATGGAAAAAAAAGAATTCAAGTGTAGAAAATCACTTTTTTGATATTGCAGGTTATAATATCGCAGCACGTGAAATTTATATAGAAGTTTTAAGGCGTAATTCAAAAAAATATAGTAAACTTACTTATGAGGATTATGTAATATTAATGAGTTAAAAAAAATTAAATTAAGATGTATGTTCCAATGTATAAAATTAAAAAACCACCACAATTTATAATTATAAAAGAATATGGGGGTTTTACGATTAAAAAAAGAGTTAAAAAAACTGATTACATTAAATTTTTATATTTCTTTAAAAGCCAATATGAATATTTTGGTTATGATTATATTTTAAAAGAAAATACAAATGTTGGAAAATTGGGTATTCTAAAAGAAAATATATTATTGTTTAATTCAAAAAAACAAGCTAAAAAATACATTAAAGAAAAAACAATAAAAAAATATTTTATTTATTGATTAAATTTCAAAAAACCATTGAATTAATTTTTAATGGTTTTTTTTTGTAAGTTTGTAAAGGATAAACAAATACATTAAAAATGAATGATAATTATTTGAGCATAAGCCAATACATCGAATGTAAAAGTACTTTGTTTGATAAAATTACTGCTATTGATAATTTAATTTCGGCAATGGAATTAAAATTAGTTGATACAGTAGGACAAACAAATTACTCGGAGTACCAGATGGACGATGGGCAAATGAAAGTGCGTGCAGCTTATCGAAGTCCTACGGATGTTATGGCTGGAATTACAGCTTTAGAGCAATTAAAACAACGTTATGTTAATCGATATAACGGACGTTCAAGAAATTTAAGAGGAGGTAATTTATAGAACTATGGGAATAGGTAATTTTATACAAAACAAAATAAAGCAGGCTTTAAATATAGAGCCTGCTTTTGAGGTTAAAAGTAGTAGTAGTTTAGATTTTGGAGCTGGACGTACTTATGGTCCTAGTTATCCAATTGTTTCACGTTCTTTTGATGGAGAAAAAACATTAGGTGAATTAGGAGTTGTTATTGATTCTGTTATAGACTACAAGCGACTACGATTAAGAATGTACGATTCATATTTAAAAACTGATACTTCAAAGATTTTAGTTGATAAGCACGTAGATTGGACTATTGGAAGTGGTTTGAAATTACAATCAGAGCCAAATGAAACAGTATTAGAAATGGAGGGTATTACTTTAGATTACCCTAAATTTCAGAAAACAGTCGAGGCTAGATTTAACCTTTATTCAAATACAAAATACTTTGATTATTCTGAACAAAAAACATTACATCAAATTGCAAATGATGCTTATAAAAGCGTTTTTCTTGGAGGTGACGGTTTAGTAGTTTGTAGATTTGGATTGTATGGTTTAAATGTGCAATTTATTCAAGCTGAACATATTAAAAGTCCAAGTATAACAGACCCTTTATTTGATGCAGTTACTAAATTAGGTAATTATGTTAAACATGGAATTGAATTTGATTCAAAAGGAAAACAAGTAGCATTTTATGTTGAGCGTTATACGGTTGATGAGCCATTTGGAAAATTTGAAAGAATACCAGTTTACGGAAAAGATTCAAAGCGTAAATTAGCGTGGATGATTTACGGTCAAAAAGTTAGTCCTGATCATGTGAGAGGTATTCCAGAAATGGCACAAACTTTAGAAAAGGTGACTAAACTTGACCGATATACAGAAGCTTCAGTAAGTAAAGCGGAACAAGCGGCTAATATTGTATATGCAATTGAACATGAGGCTTATTCGACTGGTGAAGATCCGATAGCGGATAAGATGGCTGAAAAATTAAGAATTACTTCAAACGAAATTAATCCTTATGAGTTAGCTAATGGTTTGGCTCAAAAAATGACCGAAACCACGTCGGGAACTACTTACAATATGGTGCCAGGCTCTAAATTAAAAGATTTTAAAACAGATATTGAAACAAATTACGAACAGTTTGAGCGTGCTAATTTCACAAAGATTTCAGCCGCTGCAAATGTTCCCGCTGAAGTTGCTTTACAAAGTTACAATTCAAATTATTCAGCATCTAGAGCCGCTATTAATGGTTGGGGATTTGTGGTAAATATTGATAGAAATGATTTTGCTTTAGATTTTTACATTCCGATATTTAAGTTGTGGTTAGAGTATGAAATTTTAAAAGGTAAAGTTAAGGCTCCTGGATACATTTCAGCTTTACAAAATAATGATTTTATGATTGTTGAGGCTTATTCAAAATGTAGATTTATTGGTAAAAATATGCCTCATATTGACCCATTAAAAGAGGCTAAAGCAATAGAATTAATGTTAGATATGAATTTAATTTCAAGAGAGCAAGCAACTGAAATGTTAAACGTTGGTGAGTGGGTTGAAAATTACGCTAATCGAGTTGAAGAAAATAAGGAAGTTGAAAAAAATACTCCAATTGTAGAACCAATAAACACAAACGGAAATGAAACAATATAATTTTCCAGACATTTTAAAAGGTGATACTTTTAAAGCAAGGGATGTAGTAATAAAAAATGAAACAACTCAAACTCCAATTGATTTAACTGATTGTGAAATTCGATGCGAGTTTAGAAAAAATACTAAAGTAGGTACTGTTGTTGAAGTTTTAATTGTTGGAGCTGGAATTACATTAAGCGACCCTACAAATGGAACTTTTACAATTGATAATTTTGATGTTAATTGGAATGCTGATGTTTATTATTATGATTTCCAATTTACATTTCCAAATGATGTTGTACAGACTTATTTTGGTGGGTATATGAAAGTGATTCAAGATGTAACACAAAATCCTTTATAAATTATGTGTCAAGATGTATGTATAGAAATAAATGAAGTAGTAGAAAATATCTCGATTGAAGTTCGGGATTTTTCTGTTTCAAATATTATTAGTCAAGATGATAATAATTCAGCTACTATTGGTAGTGATGGGTTATTATTTGTTTCCGAAAATGGTGGCGGTTCGTCGTGGGGCGAAATTGAAGGAACATTAAGTAATCAAATAGACTTACAAAATGCTTTAAATTTAAAGGCTAATGAAAGTGATTTAGGTGCAGTTGCATTTTCAAATGATTATAACGATTTAAGTAATAAGCCAACTATACCAAGTATTGCTAATTTAGTACCATATACTGGTGCAACACGTGATGTTATTTTAGGTAATTATCAAATATCATCAAATATTGGTTTTTTTACAGATTCAAGAATAATTGATGGTCAAGAAAGTCTTGGTTATTTTGCCAGACAAAATAATTATATTGGAATATACATAAGTGACCCAGTTACTGCTTTTGGTTCTTATCAATTTTTTGTCAGTCCAGAAGATGGTTTATATTATACTAAGACTAATCTTTCTAATTTAAGAAGCATTTTTGGTGTAACTGAGGATTCTCTTTCTTATCAGATAATAAATAGTGGTAATTCTATGAATCAATTTTATGTAAACGATACTGATACCTTTTCACAAAATGGTTTTTCAAGTTCTTGGGATAATTATGGAGCTTTGAACTTAGGTACAAGTTATGATGCTACCACTAGAAAATTTTATTTTAATTCTGGTGTTGGTGATTTTGTTTCTACTAATCAATCAGCTAGTATATATGCTACAGCTGAAGAAGGTATTTATCTTTCAACAGGTTGTGATGAAGGTAGTTCTCAAATGGTTTCAAATATTAATGGTATTTTTTTGACTAGTTCAGCACCAAGTGATGAAAACACTTTTAATATTGAAATAGATAGAACTTATACCGATAAAAAAATAGTAACTAGTGAAGGTTTTGAAGGTAATTATGTTCAATTTAATACATCAGCTACTGAAACAATTGAAGCTGGTAAGATAGTATGGAATCAAACAGATGGTACATTTGATATGGGATTACTAAATAATGTAACATTACAAGCTGGTCAAGAAATGCATATGTATGCTAAAGCTTCTGGTGCTATTGCAAATGGTGATGCAGTTCAATTTGCTGGTGCTCAAGGTGACCACTTATTAGTTAAAAAAGCAGTACCATCTGAAATAAATGCAAATCCAGAATATTTTGTTGGTATTGCAACACAAACTTTTGCTAACAACCAATTTGGGTATGTTACAGTTTTTGGTCAAGTTAGAGATTTAAACACATCAATGTATAGTGGTGGTACTGTATTATATTATCAATCAAGTGGTAGTACTGCTGGTTTATTAACTAACGTTAGACCAACAGGTCCTTTAGCTAAAATAACAGTTGCTGCTGTTGTTAGAAGTCACAATAATCAAGGTGCTATATTTGTAAGACCACACGTTATGCCAAGAATTGATGCATTGCAAGATGTTGTTATTAGTGCTGCAACTGGTGGTGACGTATTAACATACAATAGTTCAACTCAAGTATGGGAAAATAAAACATTGAATGAAATAACTGGTGAATTTAATTATATCTTAACAACTCCAGTATCTTTTTCTGGTACAGCACAAGAAACTGAAGTATTAAGACTTGAAATACCACCATATACATTTGCAGCAAACGATATGTTAAAAATACCAACATTATTTGTTCAGAAAACTGGAGTTATTAATAGTTATTCAATTAGAGTTAAAATAAGTACATCAGCAACGATGCCAGCAACAACAACAGATATGGTTGCACTTTATAACGGTGCTGCAAATGCTTCTCACGTTAATATGACAAGAACATTCTTTTTAAGTGGTGGAGTTTTAAGAGGTATAGGAACGGCAAGTATTATATCAGATTATAACGTTTCAACAACACAATTAAACGTTGCTTTTGACCACACAGAAACAAACTACCTATATATCAGTATAGATAGTGCTGGTCCACAAGATACACAAACATTAGTAGGTTTCCAATTAACAAATAGATAAAATATAAAGATATGTTAAAGACAGTAATAAACAAATATACAGGAAAAGAACATAGAGCACAATTTCACGATTTAATATCAGATGATGAAATGCTTATTAATGTTCTAAGAACAGAAGATATGGAAAACCCTTATTGGGATTTTGAGAATAATGTATTTTATGATAAAATAGAAGAATAATGGCAAAAGCAAAAACAACAAGTGCATCAAGTTTCATTAAAAAACCAAGAAAGAAAAGAAAAGGTGTACACAGCAAAAATAATACATCAAAGTTAAAAGGTAGCAAAAACTATAAAAAACTTAACGTTGGTCAAGGTAAATAAATTTAATAGCTATGCCATTACAAACAGGAAAAGATAACGAAGGTTGCTTTATTAAATATGGTGACCAAGGTACTAAATATCATTATAAATGTGGTGATGAAGTACAACGTAAAGAAGCTAGAAAGAAAGCAATAGCTCAAGCTGTTGCAATTGGTGAGTTTGCTGAACAATCATATAATGATTATCCAGATAGTGTTAAAAAAGTAACAGGTACTATTCCTACTAACGCACAATATTTAATTTATGAAAACTTATCTTAATTATATTGCAGCAGGATTGCTGATGTTCTTTGCCCCTATTTATGGACTACTTATTGCGGTTGGTTTTGCTATTCTTTTAGATACATTTACAGGTATATTTAAAAGCGTTAAACTAAAAGGGTGGCGTTCTATTCGTTCTCGTAGATTATCACATATTGTAAGTAAAATGTTATTATATCAAATAACTATTTTACTTCTTTTTGTAATTGATAATCTTTTACTTAATGAATTTGTAATGGTTCATTTTACTATAAAATTTATGTTTACTAAATTAGTTGCAATATTGTTGATTTTTATAGAACTTGTAAGCATTAAAGAAAATATAGAAGAGGCTTTAAAGGTTGACATTTGGAAACTATTAAAAGGTATTTTAAATAGAGCAAAAGAAGTAAAAGAAGATATTAACGAAATAAAAAATTAATTATGGACAAAATAACACTTGAAAGGATTAAAACAGCTCATCCAAAAATTAAGGATGAATTAGGTGTTTTGTATATTACTGCTAATAATAAATTAGGTAAGTATGTTCGTTTAAGAATTACAAGAGTTTACTCAACTCCAAAAGAACAACACATTTTATTTTTACAAAAACCAAAAGTTACAAATGCAGATGCCTGGGAAAGTATTCACAATTATGGATTAGCATTTGATATTGTTTTATTGATAGATAAAGATAAAAACGGAACTTTTGAAACGG